AAACTTAGCCCAGTCTTCTAAGGTCCTTTGAAAATATGTGTCACCGTATCCGTCTGTTTTTAATCCTACGTGGTTTTCTATATAATCCTCAATAGCAGCTGCATGAGCTTGTTTTATATCTTCACTTGAATTAGGTATACCACCTATTTCTCTTTCTGTTACTGATAATTTATGCATGACTCTGTCGGGTCTATTCATAGAATAACCTCTATAGCCTCTTCTTTTTATATAATATAATAATCTAGGCTTGTTGTTTTCTGCTAATATAGGCATACCGTAAAATACTAAAGCCATTAAAACATCTTCAAAAAATATATCAGCAGTTTGCGGTCTTGATATGTATTCTAAAAAAAATAAGTTTGGCGGCACGTCTTCCATTGAAAACTTAGTTAATCCATGCAAAGATCCTTTAGAACCTTTACCATCAACAGTACCAGATATATCATAACTATCACATCCAAATGCTCCACAATGTTCATTTCCTGGATATTTTATATTGTTTTTTATATTGTATCTATTCTGTAGTCCAATTGGAGGAACCCAACTAACTAGAAATCTGCCATTTTTATTAGGTACAAACATCACCCTAGTATCTTTAATCCCACCTTCCCATTGAAAATTACCCTGTGTAACTACATTAGTATTACGAAGATCTTCATTATAGTCTATTTGCTCGTATATTTTAGTCAAATTAAACAAAGATTCCTTAGCTTCATCTCTGAAAGCATGTTTCTCTGTTCTTGGAAACTGACGATAGTATTCATTTAAACCATCTTGATCGTTCTTTAAACCATCTACTTCATTCTCCCAATGCTCTATTACTCCGTGCGTTATAGGTAATCCAATAGGATCTACCGTATCTTTTTTCGGTTGATCGAAGACAGGTAAGCCATAAGTATCAATGAATCCCTCGTAGTTCCATTCCATAGGAATGAACAAAGAATATAATCCTGAGCTAGTTTGCCCATTGCGGTTTCTATTTGTGACGTCTGAAGCATAATATAATTTCTTAAAATTACCACCACCTTTTTCTAAGGCATTTGAGGTAGAACCCATCATACATTTTCCTACGATTCTACTACCTAATCTTAAACACGTCTTTGTTACTCGCCAGTTATTTAATATATTATCTGGTCTCTCCCACTTTCCACTTTCATCGTGTACTAGTAGCTTTAATTTTTCCCCATCGTACGAGTTGTCCCCTGTGTTTTTCCAGTCAATGGTGGTATCAAGACCTTCAATTTCTTCTTCGACTTGGCCTTCGTTGAGTTTTTTTCTCGTGAGCCTCGAAGCTGGAACTCTGTAAGCAAGCTCGGTCTTTGGTCTGTCCATACCGTCTTGTATCGGTTTGAAGAAGAACGGGTAATTAACGCTGATAGGTACCACTTTATCTGTGAACATCTTCTTTGCATCGGCACCAGATTTGGACAAAATCCCAAAGCGTGCGTCGGTTGATATTGTTGCCATGTTAACGGTCTCAGCTGAAGCCATGAACGAAAAACCTGACCTTCTGTTCTTGAGATATGACATTCCATAACAACGGATGTCTGCTTTGCAAGCTTCCCAGAATAAGAAGAATATTCTGTTTGACTCCCTATAATCTGCTGCCCCAACATCAATCTTGGACCACTGCAAGTACATGTAATGAGTACCAGTAACATAAGTTGGCTTGCCATTATTATAGAACCAAAAACCCTTTTCCCTTTTTTCAAACTCTTTGTCAATATATCCATACCATTCTTCTTGAAAATTAGTGGGGTATTTTTGCCAATCAAAAACGCTTTTGATTTTCGCAAGTTCTTTAGGATATTCTAACCTAGACCACATTTGTTCTTCTTTCTTGTCAGAACATTTGTAAACATCTTCTGGAACAGCAGGTAAAGCAATTTTTAAGTTTTGTATCTCTACAATCTCACCTATAGTTCCATCAGAACTTATAATAACCATATCGTGGTCACTATCGTATCCTTTGGCCCACTTTTTATTTCTATTATTTCTTTTTAGTAAAGCAGGTTTTACGTGGTTTTCTATTATCTTTATTAATGTTTGCTTGTACATTATTTAGACCTACCTTCTGCAAAGCCTTTAAAAGACTTTTCCTGTTTAACTTCTTTTGGCTTTTCTTCCAATAGTCTTTCCTCTTCTTCTATTCTACTAAGTATTTCAAAAGCATCGAAAATAGCTAGTTTTTTAGTAGCTGCAGCATTTTTTAATCTATCAGCGGATATATCATCATCTGAATCAACTATCTTTTCTTTAGCTACTTGAATTAACTCCTCAACTGCTTTTTGCCCAGCTAGGATTATATTCCTCTTCGTTTCCTTTGTATTCATACTTTAATAAAATATCATTAGATTCCATACAATAAAGTCGTTGATCATCTACTATAAACTCAAACTCTCTGTTTGGTTTAAAACCTATAAGATCTCCCTCGCTTATTCCTAGCGCTTCTAACGACTTATTACCGATTTTTAATACTCCAATATGCTTTCTCTCTTTATCCATTGAGAAAGGATTGTTATTTTTAATCGGCATTACAAAACACCTAGTACCAATTGGTCTCCATTTATTGTCTCTTTTATATAAGTAGACTTGATCTGGTTGGCAAAAGTATAAGTTTTCTTTAAAAAGTTTACTACTATCAACGGCTTCACCTTTTTGATTATAGTATCTTCTAAACACATTGTGGTGAATAATTATTATGTCACCAACATTTATAGATGAATTAAAAGCAATAGGTACAGAAACAACTTCAGCTTTTCTACTGATAAACTTAAAGTCTTCGATGCTTGAATTTAACATCAATTTCTTATCACCAACTTTTATTTCATTATCATATCTTCCTTCTACAGGTTTTACTATAAAATCGAATACACTTCTCATTAATACTGTAAATCATATTCAACAGATATAGCCATGTTAGAATTAAATTTCTTCCATGGCAATACCTCGTTGTTTTTCTTTATATGTATACTATAAGAGTTGTTAGATTCATCGTGCAGTATATGAGATATTTCATGACCTCCATATACAGACTGGCCAATAGCGTAATGCATTGCGTCATTCTTGTAGTCAGAACCTATACTGATTTTTCTTATAATAGACGACATATACTAAGCTTCTTGTTCTTCTTTCTTAATTTCCTCGAAGCTTCCGTCTTCTAAGTTAATACTGATTGCTCCGTACTTCTCTTCTAAGACCTTCTTGTTGTCTTCTACTTCTTTGTTTAGTTCTTGAATATGAGAGATCAACCCGTGTTTCTGAGCCTCTAACACACCTACTTGAGATAATGCTTGAGTCATTTTACCTTGGTTCTCCTTAACTAGTTTTAATTCTTCTGCTGTAATCTTGTTTTCCATTTGATTTAATTTAATTGTTTTCATTTATTTATTATCACTTGATCTTTTACCTTTTTCCCAAGTCCTTCCTACGAAGTATGCTCCATATACTGTGATCAATAGCGATTGAAATATGGGTATATATTGCCCCGCGACAACAAAGCCTCCAATATTACCATCAAAAAAAGATAAAACAGTAAATATAAAAGTTAAGTATATTAAAACGAGTGGTCGAATGTTTTTAGATAAAAAGCTATCACTAGTCATATCCGCTTTCCAACGCTCAGTTACTTGAGTTTGCGCTTCGGTATCAGCTTTTTCTAATATTTCTTGAATCTGCTTTTTAATTAAAAGTTTTTCTTCTTCAGTAGTGGTAAGCTTATCAATGACGTTACCAATATTCTTGATAACGCCACCTGTAAGCCATTGAAATATTTTGTTCATTAATTAAAAACAACCAGGTTTAAAACCGCTTTTACCACTAGGTGTTAAAGCACTACCAATATTACCCCAGAACTTAGCTCGCTTCATTCTTCTTGCGTTTTTCCTGTTTGTTTTATTTCTTTTATCAATATAGTCTTTGTCTTTTTGAATCTCTTCAGTTGATTTAGTTTTAAAAGTTTTTTGTACTATTTCACCTGAAGGTTTAGAATCAACTGGTTTAATTCCAGCTGTTTTACCTGAGTAGATTTTATTTTGAACGGTCCCACTAATCGGTTTTGTTGACTTTTTTTGATTTTTAACTCTTTCGTTTGCCTTTCTAGTTTGTTCTTTAGTAGGTTTGAAATCTGGACCTAAATCTACGCCATTAGGTCCGCCCTTAGTTCCTTTTTTGCTGTAACTTGTTGTATATGCTGTTGCTCCAAAGTCGTCTATTGATTTTTTGGTTTCTCCAAAAGTCACACCTTCTGGGATTTTTCTTCCAGATATAGCGTCTTTTACTTGCATTGCTGGAGAACACATGCTTTTAGGAATGTTTCTACCTGTTTTCATCATTGGTCCACGACCAGGGTTTTGCTTGTAAGCCATAATAATTGTTTATTTATTTATTTATTTATTTATTTTTTTATACAATAGAACAGTATTAACGCTGCCGGTTATTATTCTTTTCATCAGGGTATCGTTTAATGATACATACTTTGATTTAATACTCCACTGGTAATCTTCAAAGCAATGTGATGTTTCTAAAGTGTTGTAGTCTTGTTTTATTATTTTTTCTGTTTTACTTTTTTCTTCATAAGAACTATAGCTATATACCCTATCTATTGAGCCTGTAAATTCACTGACTGATATAGTTGTTACATACGAAGTGTTACCATATGAGCTCCAAGATCCTTCTAGCTTGCTTGTTTGAGAAAAAATAATGTTTGAAGCATTTAAAGCCAGTACTAATAGTAAGTTTTTCATTTTATTTAGATTTAAGTTTATAATGTCTAATATAACAAAAAAACCGCTATATATAAAACTAAAAAACGTTTTTATTAGCTTTATAAGTTTTATAAGCTTGTTTTGTTAACTTAGTAGGATCTACACCAAGTTTTTTAACTGCGTTGTAAATAGGTTTTAGCACTTTAGCTTTT